ACGTGACAGAAGAGGTAATTGATTCAATTTTGCAGACGATGCAGGGGCGGGTACTTGATGGTGATTTAATCACTGGATGGGAAAAACGCCAGGTGCTTAAAGAGGACAACGGCAATATTTCGCAAACCGCAAAATCTCCGGCAGAGCGCAAGAGGGCGCAGCGTGAGAGGGAAAGAAAGCGGGAACAAAATGGCGATTGTCACGGCGCGTCACGAAATGTCACGCACATGTCACGACAAGTCACGACAGATAAAGATACAGATACAGAATTAAACCCCACACATAACGCGCGCATGCGCGAGAGTGCTCCAACCGGTGAGTCGCATGGTGCGCCGTTGCAGACAGCCGAACCTGAATACCTGGACGGCCTGAGCGAACCGATCGGGAAATTTTCGATGACTACTGTCTGGCAGCCGTCGTCGGATTTTCGACAACGGGCAGCAGTGTGGGGTATGGCTCTGCCTGAGCCGGAATTTACACCTGCAGAGCTTGCCGCATTCCGGGATTACTGGATGGCGGAGGGGAAGGTTTTCACGCAGGTTCAGTGGGAGCAGAAATTTGCCCGCCACGTGCAGCACGTCAGGGCACAGGTAAAACCAGTCAGCAAGGGGGTAAGCCATGCAGCATCAGGTGGCACGGCATCACGGGCAGTTCAGGAAATCCGGGCAGCACGCGAACAGTGGGAACGTGACAACGGATTTATCAGCAACGGAAACGGCCTGGAAGCTGTGGGAGCTTATGGGGGAGGTGTATTCGAACCGCTGGACACAGAAGAACGGGGCCGCACCTTCGAAGCTCTGGATTGCCCAGATTGGCGCGATGACTGAACAGCAAATCCGGCTGGTCTGCCGTCAGTGCATGGACCGCTGCCGGGCGGGTGAAACGTGGCCCCCGGACCTGGCTGAGTTTGTTGCACTGATTTCGGAGAGTGGGGCAAATCCATTTGGTCTTACGGTGGATGCAGTGATGGAAGAGTACCGGCGCTGGCGCAATGAATCCTGGCGATACGACGGGAGTGATAAATACCCGTGGCCACAGCCTGTGCTGTACCACATCTGCCTCGAAATGCGTACCAGAGGGATTGAGCGCCAGATGACGCAGGGTGAGTTAAAACGACTTGCGGAACGGCAACTGACGAAATGGGCAAAGCATGTTGGTAACGGGATGAGTGTTCCGCCAGTGCGACGACAACTGGAAGGGGCGAAACACCCGCAAGGGCCAACGCCAATTGAACGGCTGAAACAGGAATACGAACGCCGGAAGGCAGCTGGTTTTATTTGAATCTGAGAAACGATTTTGTCGGAGGAAATATTAATGGAAACCGTATTTGACGCACTGAAAGCACTGAAAAGAGCCTCTTCACAGGTAGTGGCGGCCAGCCTTGGAATCAGTCGTGAAGAGGCTGTCAACGAGCTGTGGGAACTCAAAAGAAATGGCGTCGTTGATAAAACTGGTCACACCTGGTTTCTGGCTGGCGAAGGTGAATCCCGGGTAACCGAAGAGCGGCCAGTAAAATCTGAAGCACAGGATATGCTGACCGGGGAGGTCGAACAAAAAGTTACCGCAGACATGATGATTGAGTTTATCGGTCAGGATGGGGCTAAAACGTGTGAGGAACTGGCGGGTAAGTTCGGTGTCAGTACTCGCAAGGTTGCTTCCACGCTGGCGGTGGTAACCGCAACGGGGCGGCTGGCACGCGTTAATCAGAACGGTAAATTTCGTTACTGCATGCCGGGCGATAATTTACCAGCAGAGCCGAAAGCCGCGCTGGTAACGGAAAGTGATGGTAAGGCCTTTCCTCAGCCAGCAGGTGCTGCGTTACCAGTCCGGGAAGCCGCAACACAGGAAGAAATTAAAACAGAAACTGTGGCGGACATTGTGCAGCCGTTGCCATCGTTTACCGAAACGCAAGCAGATGAGCTGATTTTTCCGTCCCTTCGCAGGGCAAACCTGGCGCTGCGCAGGGCGAAAAGTGATGTTCAGAAGTGGGAGCGAGTCTGCGCCGCGCTGCGGGAGCTGAACAAGCACCGGGATATTGTTCGACAGATTACTGATTCTTCCCGCCGTGTTGTATCGGAAAAGTGATTGCCGGAGGCGCTTATGGCAAAAGTATTTACACAAGAAGAGCGGGAAAAAATTAAAGGGCAGGTTGTTGAACTAGTACGCCGGAGTGGGCGCGAGACGTTACGGCAACTGGAAGCCAGGACAGGTGCGACAAGATATCTGATGAGCGTTCTCGCCAGAGAGCTGGTTGCCAGTGGCGATGTATACAACTCTGGTTACGGGTTATTCCCGTCTGAACAGGCTCGTAAGGACTGGCAAAATGCCCGCAAAAAACTATCTAGGGCAAAGGTGAAGAAACCATCTGTGGTTGATCCGGATCTTATCTGGTCATTACCAGACGGAGAAATACGCCGCTACGACAGGCGTCTGAACATAATCTGTAGCGAGTGCCGGAAGAGCGAAGCTATGCAGCGTGTACTGGCTTTCTATCAGGGTAATTTTCAGAAGGTGCTGTTGTGAGCCAAATTAACAATCGGAACTTCGTGAAGAGAAAGCATAATCCAAATCTGAATAATTAAGTTCAGCACTGTAAATAAAATTTAATCCTTAACTGGAGGTATATTTATGTTAAATACACAGAAAGCCATTAATGCGGAAAAATATAACGAGTGGGCAAGAAAATTCTCTGAGCAGATTTTTAAAATTACTGGCGATGGGAATGTGGCAAAAAATGAATTAGAACCGTGGACACCTGAAGGAAACGCACCAAATTATTGCTGGTGGGAGGTTGATCCGGTTGATGCTGCAAATGAAGCCATGAGTTACCACAACGATTAATGTCGGGAGGCCGCCCGAAAGGGCGGTAAGAAATGACTACATTATTCAGAAAAGAATATCCGCAAAAAAGTAGGTCGACAGAATTTTTGTTTCTCATTCTGTTTATCGTATTGATGATACCGATATCCCCTCTAATTTTTGTCTGGGCAATCGGGAAAATAATTGAGCCAGTTACTGAATTGTATACCGACGTTGTATGGGCGTCGTTCAACACACTGCACAATAAAATTAATCCGTATAAGGAAAACTGATATGGCAACTTTGACAAAAAAAGAACGGGCATGGTTAAACGAATTACAGGAAGTTCTTGATCGCTGTCCATCACCGAAAAAAATTGGCTTTTACACCATTGGCGATAAAAGCATTTACCTGTATGACCTACGCCGCATGGATGAAATCATGGAGGCTCTTGATAATCGTTCGTCGATGGATTGGTGTGTTGCTGTTCATGATATGAATGCAGGGTTTGATGAAAAGATTTTGTTCCCCTCATCAGTTGAAAGCACTGCGGGTTAAGGAGTAACACATGACCACTATTACCAAAGAACGTATTGAATTGTTCATTAAAAATCCGGTTGAAAACGGGCTTACCCGTGGTGAACAAATGGAACTGGCACGGATTGCGCTGGCATCGCTGGAAGCAGAGCCGGTGGCAAAGATTATAGCTCATTACCCATTAGGGGTTGACGTAGGCAAACAAAAATTCGTACAGGCCATTAGAGAGCTTCCTGACTTTGGCGGATATCTATTTGCCGCCCCTCCAGCGCCGATAGTGCCGGAAGAAATGTATTGGCAGGATGCGCCAGTTGAAGGCAGCAGCAAAGCGGCTGCATACGCTACAGGCTGGAACGATTGCCGCGAAGCCATGCTTCAGTCCGGAAACTTTCGGGAAAATAAAGATTCGTCAACCAATAATTTTCGGAAAATCCCGGAAGCGTCAACCAGCTCTCCGGTAACTCCGGCTCTTCTGCCTGGTGGTTTCACCATTGAGGAGGCGAAGGAATTACATGAAGACCTGGTACGCAGCCACATAAGCAAGGCCTTAAGTGGCGAAAAGATGAAAAAGAAAGATCGCGATGCTGATTTGCGCTGGATTCATGGCGTTATAGTTCAGGCAGCGTGGTTTGTAAAAGCATCACTGGAGCAGAATGCACTATCGGGCAACTATCCGGTAACTCCGGATAGTTGGATAAGCTGTAGTGAGCGAATGCCGGATACCAAAACAGCCGTTCTTGTTGCCGTGGAGTTTGACAGGAAAGGTGACTGGCGAATGAAATGGGCGACTTACATCCCGGGTCATCCTGACGCTAATGATGGGTGGATAATTCCTGGTGCGTCGTGGAAACCGTCACACTGGATGCCGCTACCAGAACCGCCGCAGGAGGTGCGCCAATGAACTGGCCTGAAGCATTTGCAATTACAGGCGTTGCTATGGCTATCGCTTTTTTAGTATATGTTATTTGTCGGTGGGGGTAAAAACGTTCGCCGGGATTAACACCAAAGGAGGGAATATGTCGGATGATATATCACTGGCAATGGAAGGTGCGCTGGCTGTTGTTGCTGTTGTGGGCGTTTACTGCCTGGTTGTGTTTTTGATGGATCGACTAGGGAACTGAATTCATTACGATATGGGAATTCCCATATCGGGTAAAAACGGTTTGCGGGAAAAGGAGAGTTAAGTAGAATTGCTGCGGGTGCTTGAGGCTATCTGTCTCAGGCATGAACACCAAAAGGCAGATAGAGAAAAGCCCCAGTTAACATTACGCGTCCTGCAAGACGCTTAACATTAATCTGAGGCCCAATCTATGTCTCACAAATGTAGGTTAGCCTCTTACGTGCCGAAAGGCAAGGAGAAGCAGGCTATGAAGCAGCAAAAGGCGATGTTAATCGCCCTGATCGTCATCTGTTTAACCGTCATAGTGACGGCACTGGTAACGAGGAAAGACCTCTGCGAGGTACGAATCCGAACCGGCCAGACGGAGGTCGCTGTCTTCACAGCTTACGAACCTGAGGAGTAAGAGACCTGGCGGGGGAGAAATCCCTCGCCACCTCTGATGTGTCAGGCATCCTCAACGCACCCGCACTTAACCCGCTTCGGCGGGTTTTGTTTTTTCTGGTCGTTCTGGTTTACAATCCATCCGTCAGCCTGAACAACTGGCACCTGCTGCGCCAGCAGAGAAAACAGATGGCGCACGATACCAAATTTTACAATTCGGATAACTCTGCCGCCCCTGCCAGCAGGCACGGGCGGCGTTCCCGCACTTTCAAATCTGACTGGTTCCAGCATCCCCCATGCACTGAAGAACAGGCCGAGTGGCTAATTCAGTGCTACCGCAGACACGGATACGAGATTAAGAAAGCCCTCAGCCTCGATTATCGTCACTGGATAATCTCCGTCAGGCTTCCTTACTCCGAACGACCACCGCGTCCGTCCCGCACATTCCAGCAACGCATCTGGAGGTAACGTGCGGGTATTACTTCGACCTGTTCTGGTACCGGAACTCGGGCTGGTGATCGTTAAGCCGGGCCGTGAATCCATGCCGGTATTCCACAATACCCGGGTACTGGTGGAGCCGGAACCGAAAAGCATGCGTAATCTGCCGTCCGGGGTCGTTCCTGCCGTTCGCCAGCCGCTGGCGGAGGATAAATCATTACTGCCATTTTTCAGCGACGAACGAGTGATTCGTGCTGCTGGTGGCGCTGGCGCATTGTCTGACTGGTTACTGCGCCATGTTAAATCCTGCCAGTGGCCACACGGTGATTATCACCACAGTGAAACCGTCATTCACCGTTATGGTACCGGCGCAATGGTGTTGTGCTGGCACTGCGACAACCAGCTGCGCGACCAGACCTCCGAATCACTCGGGCAACTTGCTCACCAAAACCTGTCTGCATGGATGATTGACGTCATACGCCATGCAATGAATGGCTCGCAGGAACGGGAATTATCGCTGGCTGAATTATCCTGGTGGGCGGTCCGCAATCAGGTGGCGGACGCGCTACCGGAAGCGGTATTACGTCGTTCGCTGGGGTTGCGTGCGGAAAA